TGCCCGTCCCGCTGCATTGCGCCGTAAGCGTCGCCCGGATGCTCGGCGTGTAGCCAGTAGGCCCGTCGCTTCCCGACCGGGTCGAACTCGATCCCCTGGACGAGGCGACCAGCACCGAGCGCGCCGGACTTCGCCCCGTCGAGGAAGTCGGCCTCAAGCACCTGCAATTGCAGCGGGACGGGCAAGCCATCCGCTGCGCGGCGCAGACGTCGGCGTACCAGCACCTCACCCGCTTCGACCATTTCACGGCAGATCAGCGTCTGCAGACCGTAGAAGTCGAGCTGGCCGTCGGCGTCGGCGGCGTCCGACCACCGGGCGAAGAGTGCATCGACCTTGCGGTCCAGCTTGTCGTTACCGCTGGCCGCCCGGGGCATGATGCCCGCACCAACAATGTTGTTCACCAGCACTGCCACGGCCTTCGCCGCATGCGGGTTGTTACGCACCAGATCGCGCATCCGGTCCCGCAAGAGCGCCCCGGCCACGCCGACCTCAGTGTCGGCGGAAGTTCCTGGCGCGCGCCAGCCCTCGGTGCGCCGCCCCTTTGCGGCACCGTCATATCCCCGCGTCAGGGTTTCAAACGCCTGCCTAGCGAGAACACGGCGGGCCGCAGCGCGTGGTGCCACCGTGGCAATCGCATGGTCGAACCAGTTCGCGGACATCACCGATCTCCACGCGAGAAGCCTGCGAGACCAGCGACCGGCAATGGCCGTGTCGTGCCCGCGATGGCCCGCTCGATGGTGCGAATACGCGCCAGCAGATCCTCGGCTGATCCATAATCAACGGATTTACCGTCGTAGCTGACCCGGGTCGTGCCGCTGGCATAGGCGCGGCGCAGCGCCGACAGCTCGGTTTCGGTCCAGTCCGCCATGTTCAAAACCACCCTCCACGCCGTCCGAGCCAGTCGGATTGACGTTTCCCCTGCGCGGTCTGCGCTTGCCTGTTGATCTGCCCTGCGGAGTTCGCAGAGGTGTCGGCGACCCCAAGCTGATCCTCGAGGTCGCGCCATTTCTCATCGGTCCAGCGATCCGCCCCCGCGATCCAAGCGGCGGCGCGGGCATAGACCCGACAATCCAGCGCTTCGTTGCGCTCCCGCAGCTTTTGCCATTCCAGCCGTGCGAAGCCGCGCTTGGTGCGCACGGTGACCAGTTGTTCGGCGACGAACTGCTTCAGCCATTCGTTCTCGACCCAGTGCGGCAAGTGGACCGTGCCGGGCGAGAAGACCGCGCCGTCAGCACGTTCTTCCTCGGTTGGTCGTTCAAGCCGAAGAAAGCGATATGTCTCTGCCTTGAATGTCGACACCGCCACGGTCCAGAGGCGCGCGCCACGCCGCAGACGTTTGCCGCCTTCGGTCGCGTCCACATAAGTCGGGCCCGACACCGGGCTGGCGCGATTGAACCCTTCCACGCCTTTCACGGGCGCCACCTGCGCAAAGCCTTGGGCCCGTGACCAGCCATAGACCGCCGGAGCCTCGTAGCCGGTGTCGATGGCAAGTCGCGCGATCTTCAGATGCGCGCCACGTTCATGCGGCCATGTCCGGTTCAACAGCGCAGTCAGGTCGCCCCAGGCCTCATGCCGGTCCGGCCCGCCCTCGATCACGATGTGATCGACGAGCCAGCTTTCGAGGCCGCGGCCCCAGGCCCAGACATCAACCTCGATCCGGTCTTTCTGGACGTCGCCACCTGCCGTCAGGAATAGCCCACCCGCAGGCACTATGCCCGGTTTCCAGCGCTCGCGGCGGTCGTAGAGCCGCTGCCAGTCCGGCGCTTCGCCGGTTTCGACCCACGTCTCGCCGAGGATCGTGTTGCGGAACGCCTTGATCGCCTCGTCCGACCCTTGGGCCGCGTCCCATGCCCGCACGATCCGCTCCCAACTCAGCCAGCCGATCGGCGAATAGAGTGCCGAGAGGTGATAGCCGACGGTGCCGGGATCTGCCGCCGTGGCAGTCGCGCGCCATTCACCTGCCTCCAGCATTGCTGTCTTGTAGTGCTCTGCGATGGGCTGGTCGCAGCCCGCGCAGTGATATTCAGCCGTCTCCGGGCGGCCCTTCTGCCAGCGCAATCGCTCGAACTTCAGCCATTGGTCATGGCTGCAATGGGGGCACGGCACGAAGAACCGCCGCTGGTCGCTGGCGTCATATTCGCGCTCAATCCTGCTCAGTCCCCGGATTGTCGGGGTCGAGACCAGGAAGACCTTGCGGCGATGGGCGAATGTCAGCGACCGCGCTTCGGCCAGCGTGACGGGATCGCCTTCATCGTCGGCCGATGCTGGATAGGCATCAACCTCATCGAGAAAGATGTAGCGCGCCGGGGTCGAGCGCAGCCCAACGGCCGAGTTAGCCCCGGTCATGATCAGGATGCCGCCCGCGAATTCCTTCGACAGCATGGTGTTGCCCGCGTCGCGCGAGCGCGCCGGTTTCACCCGCTCGCGCAGTTCCGGGCTCTCGTCGATCAGCGGATCGATCCGCTGGCGCGAGTTGCGTTTCGCTAACTCCACCGTCGGCTGGACCGCCAGCATCGGGCCCGGCGCCTGGTGGATCGCAAAGCCGATCCAGTTGTTCCCGGCCTCGGTCGCGCCGACCTGCGCCGCCTTCATGAAGACGATCCGCTGCGTCGGATCGCCGGGTGAGAGCCGATCCATTATTTCGCCCATGTAGGGCGTGCGCGCCGTTCGATACCGCCCGGGTTCTGCCGAAGCGCGCCCCGAAAGCATTCGGTGCCGGTCCGCCCATTCGGAAACGGTCAGGTCCGCATCCGGCGTGAGGCCAGCACCCCAGGCGCGCAGGATTTCCGCAGCGCCGTCAAAATCCAGCATATCGTCGGCGTCACCGGAGATCGGGTTTGACCTCGGCAAGATCGTCGAGTTGGGCACGGACATGTTTCTCCAGAACCTTCTGCATTGCTGCAGGCTCGACGCCCAGATCGGCCGCCATCAGCGCCGCCGCTCGCGACGGCCAGTTGACCCAGACGTCGCGCTCCTGCCGCGCCAGCCGGAACACCAGCGACAGCGCGCGGGCCCGATCGATCAACTCGCCTTTCAGCTTCTGCAACCGGAGGCGGCGCTCCTGCGCCTTCAGCACTTCGTTCGCCGTCTTGGCCTGAAGGAACGTGGTGCCGCTGCCGATTTGTGGCGCCGCTAACCCCTGTTCACGGAGCGTCTCGCCGACTGCGGACACTGCCGCCTCTGGGACAGGTTTGAGCTTTGGCTGCGGCGGCTTTCGGGTTTTGGACGGATCGGTCGCCTCGGCGCGCAGGGCATCGCTGGCCACCGCGTCGATGCTGCCATCGCCATGCAGAACCAGCCGCCCTGTCGCCTTGGCCTTCTGGATTGCCCCGCGTGAAAGGCCGACGCGGGCGGCGTATTGGCGCTCGCTCAGACCTTCCATTGCGCGCTCCGATTATCATTCAAAATCATGTGCTTATGTAGTTGATAAGCCTCCGTACCAGAGCGAACGTGGTCTCAAGAAAAAGATGTAACTCACCACGGAGCCGCCACGATGACCCGCCTGAACCCGCAGACAACGCCCCGCCACCAACTGCGCGCCGAGAAGGCCGCGCGGAACAAGGAAGCAGCGCTCAACGCCTTCATCGGCAAGAAAACCGAGATCGACGAGGCGCTGGCGCGCTTGGCAAACCTCAGCGACGACCACTTCAACGCCCACCCCGACGAGATCAACTGGGGCCATGTCGGCACCCTTGAGCACTACGCCAGCCTCCTGAAGCGCATCACCGACAGCGCCTTCAGCGAAGGCGAGCACGCGGAGTGAGTCCCATGGAAACCAGTACCATCCGATTGCCGATCCGCAAGCTACCCGATCACTTCGACCGAAGCCGCATCACCACGGTCCTCGACGAAATCGAAGGCGCCCTGATGGACGATGGCGGCGTTTATGTCCGCGCCTACGCCGACAGCATGACGATTACCATCGAGGTGCCGACCAATCAGTTGATCGATGCGGCAACCTGCCTGAAAGACCTCGACCTGATCTGAACCGTGCCGCCGCGCAGACCCGCCCCGCATGCGCGGGGTTCGTCCCGGTAGAAGGGTCGCATTCCGCACCCCCGATGACCGGAGACAATTATGGCCAAGAATTCCATCCCCAAAACAACCGATGCAGCCCCGCGCCAGACCAAGCAGCAGATCATAATCGATCTACTGCGGCGGCCCGAAGGCGCGGGCATCGAAGAGATCACCGCTGCAACCGGTTGGCAGTCGCACACTGTGCGCGGCGCAATGTCCGGCGCGCTGAAGAAGAAGTTAGGCCTCGAGATCACCTCGAAGAAGGTCGAGGGGCTCGGACGGGTCTATCGTATCGAGCGCTGATTTCGATCCGGCGCACCGCTGAAGTCACGACTATAAGGAAGCCGTCGCCGTGTAAGCGTCGGCTTCGTCTTTCTCATCCGGATCGCCTCGAAGAGCCGCCGCAGCACATAGGACCGAGCAATACTCACCACCGTGAACACCGCGCCCATCTTCAGGTTTTGCGTTAGCGTCGTATGCAACCCGAATATCGGAAAGATCAGAATTTGTGTACCGACAGCGACGCCGTAGCCCACG